TAGGTTTTGGTTTAAATAAGTTTTTTATAAAATTTAGCATATTATTTCTTCTTTGTAAATGTTTCTTTTGCATAAAAAGCTGCAACGATAGCAGCAACTGATACAAAATATGTTGCGGCCATATCACCTAGTACTTTCCCTGCTTGTTCTAACCCAACTAAATATGCAAGTACAACTGCAAATGGATATAGTAGCATACCAAATAAAGCAAACCAAGCCATGTTTCGTTGAGCATCTGCTTTCTTATCTTCATTCTCCATATCGGATTTCATATCTTGAAGTTTCAATAATCTTTCGTCCATGTCTAACTCCTCATCTGTGACCACGCCGTCACTGTCAACATCAAATTCTTCATATTTAGAACCTTTCTCAAGTTTTTTTTCTGTTTTGCTCTTTGATTCGTTCATTTTCTTCCCTTATGTATTGTTGTAATAACGAAACATAAATTTCTCTTTCCCACGGCACCATATTTTCTATCTCACTTAAACTATATTTATGATGTTGCATCATAGCAAAGTTAGTTTTAAAATAATTTTCTAAACTATTGTGACATAGAATCATTAAAAAAAATTATTGAGGCCCTCCAAAGAAACCTCTGATTCAATATTTGTTTTTGGATTTTTAACTTTAATGTCATGTTTTAATTTTGGGGAGGCGTCATAAAATTCAGTTAGTTTTTTAAATTGACTTGTTGTTAATGATTCTAAAAAGTTTGTTCTATCTTCTTTTGTAAAATCTTCATAAACTTTTTCACCATCATAAACTCTAACTATACAGTTTTCAACTAAACTAATCATATCATTTGAATTTATATTTTCACCTATATATTTAAAATCGACTATACTAGGTTCTCTTAATTCTATTTTGATTCTATCTGTAATTGAAATAATATTTTCTAATTTTTTAATTTCTGGTAGTTCAACATCATTAATATTAATATCAACATCTACAAAAGTTTCATTGTCATCTGGACATTTAACTTTTAACTTTAATATCTCACCGACACTCTTTCCACGAATATGTAAGAAAAGATATTCAAAATCAATTAAAGGCATGGTAGAAGGATTGACTGTTTCATAAGTACATGCTTTTATTATATCTATCATAGCATCAATCATGTCTGTTTGTTTACCTGTTTCATTTGCAACAAGTAATATCTTTTCTTCTTTTACAAGAAAAGGCCTAAAATTAATAGTTTGTTTATTTGAGGGTAGTTTTAATTCATACTTTGATGAATTTATAATTGGTAGACTCATAATATTTCACTCCTGTTATCATTATTGTCCTAATATAATATCTGCAGCTGTACCGGCACCTGCAAGAACTTTTGGTTTTGCTCCTGATTTACCTAACACATCAAGTAATATTCCTTTTGCATTAACAATATTATATTTCCCACCACTTTGATTAACATAATCTGCAACATTCGTGATAGGTTCTCTTCCTATTGTTTCCCATTTATGATAAGAAAGATTTACAGAAATAGTTTGTAATGCTCCGTCTGCACCAACATCAAGTGTTTGTGCTTGTATATCTTTTGGCCAGACTTCATTAAGTTGTACACTATAACTACCAGTTTTTTCTTTTGCACCAGAAAATGATAAAAAGTTTCCAGGTAAAGAAACACTAGAACCTTTTGATAATTGATGAATAATCATTGTGCCGACATAATCTTTATAGTATTTTAAATTAAATGTTCCATTATTATAAATTTGTTTTTGCCATTCTTCAAATAATCTTTTTTCTGACATATCTACATTACAATAAAATTCAGCAGTTAAAGCTGCAGGTGCTAAAACACCTTGTGGTAATTCTCTTTTTATTCCATAGATATTATCATCTGATTGAGAACGAATACTTCTTTCTGGAAAAGAAAAAGATTTAAGTCTAAGACTAACATATCTTAAATTATCTGAATTAAATAACGGACAATTAATAAGTACCTCAAATCTGTCTTGTTTAGCAGACTCTTGAGTATACATTGTACTTTTAAATTCGCTTATTGAAAATACCATTAAATCATTTTCCTACTATCTGCCCATATTGTTGATGCAGAACCTTTTTTAAATCTTTGTATTGGTAACATAATTGCAGTTACAAAATCTTCACTATCAATTCTTCTAAATCTACTTCTTACATGATTATTTAAATATCTTTTTACTGTTGGTTTTATAAGTCTAACTCTATCTAATTTTGACCAACCTGCTATAATTTGCATATCCTCTTTTGAACCTCTACCACCTATTTTCATAACTTGTTCTAGTAATCTTGCTCTTAGTGCATAAGGTAAATAGTGAAAATTAATCCCAAGAAATCCATCACTATATCTTTTAATCGGTAATACTAAGGGAAAGGTATCATAATATGGCAATTTAGCTTTTAATTTTGGGTCATAGACAAACATATTTAAACGACCAACATGAAATCTACCTGCTAATCTACCATCTCTTAATAATTCTCTTTGAGATGGTGCACCAAATTCTTTGATACGATTACGATACCATTGAAATGGTTCTTGTCCGGTTTTTACTACCTGTCTTATGTCCTTAAAGATACTCATATAGTATTATTTATACTTCGGCATGAGGTGGTCTTCTGTTAATATCATAAAGTCCCAATCTCTGTCTTTACAATATTCTTGAGCATATTTCCATTTGGCTGAGTTCTTACCCCATTCATAAATATCTGACACCCAAGATTTAGTTTTTCTTTTTGGTTTTTGTTCTGGTGGTATGGTATATTTTTTAGGTTTAACCTCGATAATCATTTTTCTAGTTGAACCATCTTTTCTTCTGACTTTTATATAGAAATCTGGAAAATATCTGTGAACCCTGCCATCTGTGGGCAGAACATAGGGTATGATAATTTCTTCAGAACCCCATTCGAGAATCTTAGAATTTTTATCACAGTACACCATAAATTTACGCTCCCATAAACTTCTGTAATAAATAGTACTAGGATTACCCTTATACTTTTTAGGGTTAGTGGGAATATAACGACCTTTGTAACTCATATAAATATATGTATAAACTTTAAAGGACACTAATATGGTAACTACAAATATAGCTTCAATCGGTAAGAAATTTGTAACAGATAAACTTAGTTCAGTCAATGGTGGTAAATTTGGATTATCATCTAGTCAATTATCAGACCCATTTAAATCTAGTTCGACTGGTACGGCAGATTCAAATTCTTCAATGATAAAATATCCTGAAGATTTAACAGGTGCACCTGACCAAGGACATTTTATTTTATTTTTTATTAATGAACAGACAGTTGGTAAATTAAAACATGGAAAACCTAGTAAATCAACTGTATCCTCTGAAAACAACGAGCAATCAGAACCAAATATAAAAGATTCAAATAAAACAGAAGATAGTGGTGGTGCAATTTTTGGCATAGAAAGAGCACCAACAAAAAGAATGGATACTTGTATTGCATTATACATGCCACAAACAGTTGATGTAACATATAGTGCAGGGTATGAAGAAAAAGAAATCGGTGCTCTTGCACAAACCGGTGTTGCTGCTTTTGATGCATTTAAAAAAGGTGGGGTAAATGCTGCCGTTGATTCAATAGCGTCAAAGGCGCCAGAATTAGTTGACGAAGCTATGTTTAACGCTGTTGATACTGTTGCACCAGGAGCAAAAGCAATCGCATTTGCTAAAACTGGTAAAGTTATTTCTAATAGAATGGAATTAATTTTTAGTGGTGTGGGTAAAAGAAGTTTTTCATATACTTTTAAATTTTTACCAAGGTCTAGAACGGAATCAAAAAATGTTAGATTAATAGTCAATAAATTTAAATATCATATGTTACCTGAAGTTGAGGGAGACCCTGGGTCATCTAGAACTTTTGTAACACCAGATACTTTTGATATTGAATATAGGTGGGTTGGAAATTCTGAATCTAACAAATATTTAAATAAAGTTTCTACTTGTGTGCTAACTGACATGAGCGTAAAGTATGGGGGTAATGTGGGGTATCAAGCATTTGAACCTGATCCAAGTGGTGATACTAAGGGCCATACTCCTCCTGCTGAAACGGAAATTACACTAGCATTTAAAGAATTAGAAATTATAACTAAACAAAGAGCAAGTGAGGGATATTAATGTCATACTTTTCAAAATTTCCACAATTAATATATGACATAAAGGGTAATGGTAATTTATCACTTTTTACTCACATACTTAAAAGAGTTAAACTAAATGCTAATGCTGCTTCTGCATCAACTATATTTGATTTTTTTCAAGTCACTGGTGGTGATAAACCAGAAGACATTGCATTTAAGTATTATGGTAATGCAACTCTTCATTGGGTTATTTTACTTGTAAATAACATTACAGATAGATTTTACCAATGGCCAATGACAGTTCCACAGTTTGAAGCTTTTGTAGCAGACAAATATACTAATCCAGATGGCGTACATCATTATACAATAACTCAAACATCTGGTGATACAACAAAAACAATTAATATTGGTTCTGATAATACAGGACATTCGGCAACTGCTTCTTCAGTATCAAACAGACAATATGAACTTGATTTACAAACAGAATATAGTAAAATAAGATTAATTCATAAAGATTATATAAATCAATTCATAACTGAATTTGAAGATTTAACCTCTGAAGGTGCAACGATATAATGTCAACAACTAAGGGAACTGAAACAGGTCCTCAGTATGCTGGTGAATTTAGACTAGAAGAATTTAAGGTAATAAATCACACAGGTACAGAGGTAAATTTAGAAGAGAGTTTTGTAGAATTAAATATCTATGAATCTATTACATCTAGTGCTGTATCTGCTGATATAGTATTTTTAGATACAAATGATTCTGTAAATTTACTTCCACTTATTGGAAATGAATATGTTAAAATATTAGTATCTACTCCTGCAACAGATAAAAGTGGTTCTATTGATTATAGAAAACATACATTTGTAATTAGAGAAATAACTGCTAACGAAGATGCAGGGCAAGGTAAAGTTGTTGGTTTATCTTTAGTAACTGCTGAAATGGTTACAAATACAAGAGTTCGAATTTCACAATCATTTAGTGGTGCTTATAGTGAAATGGTTTCAAATATATTTACAGCACCTAATTATTTAAATTCAAAAAAAGATTTACATTTAGAAGATACCTCAGGTAGTCATAATGTAGTAATTCCTAATATGAAACCATTTAAAGCAATTAGTATGTTAGCTCAAAGAAGTTTATCAGAAATCACTAATCCTACATTTTTGTTCTATGAAAATACAAGAGGATATAATTTTAGAAGTTTAGAAAGTTTATACTCTGAACCAGATGTTGCAACTTATACTGCTGGTATTGCAGACGATAATCAAGACAATGCAAAGGGTGTAGAATCTAATCTTTATCAAATAGAAAAACACTCAATTATACATAATAGTGACATGCTAAATAAAACTATGACTGGTTTATATAGTAGTAAAATTATAATTCATGACATCTATAATAAATCATATCAGACACATACTTTTTCGTACAAAGATGATTTTGAAAGAGGTTTTGATACTGAAAGTATGGCAAGCAGAACAGGCCACCCATTGTTTCCAAATTCTATTTTAGACGATAAAGAAAATACAATATCAGATTTTTCTGATGCACAAGTTCAATTACAATCCACATCATCATCTGGAAATATATATGCAACAGATACTTATCCTAATGCTAGAACTCCATACGGTAAATCAAATCCAGGACAAGATTTAATTATTAGAAGGTCAAAAATTGGTATGTTATCAAACGGACTTACAATGCAATTAACAATGAATGGTAATACTGGAATAAAAGCAGGTGATATGATAAATGTAAGAGTATTTAAAACTGGAAGTGAAGTTGGAGATATGTTTGATAAAAGAATTTCAGGAAGATATATCATATCAAAATTAAGACACTATTTCACCAGAACTGGTGATAAGAAGCACAGAATTGTGGCTGAAGTAACAAAGAACTCTGTTATTCAACCATATCCATCAGACCTAAAACCCATGCCAAAAGCAGTAGGTAAAATTAAAAAGGTCTCCTCATCATGATAAATTTTATTGAACAAATTATAACACGAAAGGACTATCTCATGCGAAATAAGAACAATCGTAAAATAAGACAATTTAATTTTCAAAGACAAGACAGAAAAGTATCTCTCACAAAGATTACTAAATATGTTGAGGATTTATACACGGCGAAAACGAGAGAGTTCCTAGGAAAGGCGGCGAATGAAAACATTTCAAAAATTGCAAGAAGGGGTATATGACCCTAATATCTTTAAAGCATTTTTTCTAGCTGGAGGACCAGGTAGTGGAAAGTCTTTTGTTGTCAGAAAAACAACTGGTGGTTTAGGACTTAGAATCGTGAACTCTGATGTAACCTTTGAAAAACTAATTAAAGATGCAGATATCGATTTAGACTTTAGAAATATGTCTCCTGAAAGAGAAAAAGAAAGAGATGTAATTCGTGCAAAAGCAAAAGCCATTACACAAAGACAGCAATCAAATCTCATTGCAGGTCGTTTAGGACTTGTCATTGATGGTACTGGAAAAGAATATGATAATTTATCTAGTCAAGCAACAGGTCTAAGAAATCTTGGGTATGAAACCTATATGATATTTGTGAATACTTCTTTAGACACTGCTTTAGATAGAAATAATAAAAGAAGAAGAAAGTTACCAGCAGATATTGTAAAAGACTCTTGGAATGGTGTTCAAAAAAACATTGGTAAGTTTCAAAACTATTTTGGTAGTAAAAATTTTATTATTGTTGATAATAATAAAGCAGATGAAGATGTGTTTAATAAAGTTTTTAAAGTGATTAGAAAACTTGCCACTAAAAAAGTAACAAATTATATTGCAACAAGTTGGATTCAACAACAACTCAACATGAAAAAAATACTTGGTCAAAGAAAGTAAGGTTGACATATTCTTAATATCTGTTATACTGTAATTATAATATTAATTTAATTAGAGAGGTCAAATGACAAAAAGAAAAATGTCTGACGAACAAAAAGCAGCAGCGAGTGAAAGACTTGCTATTGCGAGAGAAAAAAGACTAAGAGAGAATCCACCTGAATATAAAAATATTCACCAAAATGTGTTATCTAAACCAGATGACCATATGTTTTCATTTAAAAAAGTAAAACAGTGGATTAAGACTCAAAAAGAGATTGCTTCTGATTCAGAAAAACAATCAAGAAGATTAACTGTTGAATCTAAACTAAGAATAAAAGAAGCAGCAAAGGCAAAATATGCTAGAGCATATGTTAGAGAGATGAATCACTATCTAGAACATGGTGATTGGGTTTCAAATACTTATGGTGAATATCAAGAAAAATGGACTAAGTGGAAGATTATTGCTGGTCCAAGAGAAGGGCAGGTTGTATAATGCAGAGTATTAAAACAAAAATGGATTGGCACATACAAGAATCATTAATGGTTGAAGTATATAAAGCAGACCCAGAGAATACAATACTAAATAAATTTATAAACATGCAAAATCATCATGGTGCAGCTATGAGAAAGATAATGGATGCTTATAAAAAGAACGGACACCAAACGAAATATACAGACGATGAATTATGTTAAAATTCAAAAGTAAAAATATGTTCAATGGTGTGACCGTCTATAATATAAGAAACTGGTTAGAGTCCATACACAAAGACACATTAAACTATGGCTCTAAAGAAGAACAATATGTTATAGAACAACTATTACACTATATAACCAAAGACTACAAGGACAAAAAAGGCCTTGAGAACAAAAACATAATGGGGTACTAAAATGGTATTATTCGCAGTAAGCACAATATTCACACTCATGTCTAATTTATTTGTCGTAGGTGAGGCAGAGTTTTTTTATCATAAGAACAAAGCAATAGAACTTTACGGACCATGTGAATGGAAGTATGTTGGTAAAGATACTGAAATCACAAATCCTGCTTTAAAGTTATTTCCACCAGTGGGAGAACCTTATGTATTATTTAATCAAGTTTGTGAAAATGGACCAGATAAGAAATAATAATTGGGACTATTATCGTTTGATAAGAAATGCCCAACAAGCTTTGCACGATTGTCGAGACCAAGATATGAAAAGATATTGGGACACTTGTCTTGCAAAGTTTTATAGAAAAGTGAAAAACCTACATTGATTTTAGCATTAAGCACATTAGCAGTGGCACTCTCAATAAGCGCTGTAGCTGCATATTATAGTATTGTCGGATTGATGGCAATATTCTCTGCATCTGCTGGGTCTATTGCTATTATGGGCATTGTATTAGAAGTTGGAAAACTTATTACTGCTTCTTGGTTATATCAAAATTGGAAAACTGTTCCTAAATTTCTTAAATATTATTTAACAACTGCTGTTATAGTTTTAATGTTTATTACATCAATGGGTATATTTGGCTACTTGTCTAAGTCGCATATTGATGCTGGAACAGGTACAGACGAAACTTATATCAAAGTCGAAAGACTTGAGAATAGAATTGACTCAGAAAAGAAAAACATTTCAAGGGCTGAAAAACAGTTAGACCAACTAGATAAAGCATTAGATAGATATGTTGAACTTGGTGCAGTATCAAAAGGTCTTAATAAAAGAGAAGAACAAGAAGAAGAACGCTATAAATTAACCGAAATGGTTAATAAATCACAACAACAAATAGATGTATATCTAGATGAAAAAGCAGAACATGATTTGCAAATAAAGAGTTTCGAAGTAGAAGTAGGACCTTTAAAATATATTTCTGCACTCATATATGGTGATGAGGCAGTTAATTTTCTAGATAATGCTGTTAGAATTGTTATATTAATACTTGTATTTGTTTTTGACCCATTAGCAGTTCTTTTAGTAATAGCTGCCAATATAAGTATTAGAGAAGAACATAATAGAAGAAGAAAAATTAATAGAAAGAAAAATGCTAACAAGATAAGAGTTAAAGAAGAAATGATTGGTGATGGTACTGCAAAGAAGATTACGAAGACAAAGAATGGGGTAACCATGGAGTACTATGAATGATACGATTAGCGTTAATGACTGGCTTTTGGTTGTTGATGTTTTGGGCGAGTTCAGCAATCGGCAAAGTAGATTATAGATGGACAGGTAAAGGACACTTGTATGATGAAAGAAATCAATATTTCGTGACTTGCAGATTGACTAAAGAATATAATGTAGAACCTTTTTTTGGTGAAGATGCAGTTAAATGCCATTATAGATGTCAAGACCATAAGTCTGAAAGTGATGAATTTGTTATCACAACACATAGTGACCATGTATGTGAAAAAGAAACAGTTCAACCAAGAGGCGATTTTAGAGATTGGAGAAGTAAATGAAAAATGATGAATTTTTATCAACTATGAAATGGATTGCAATATTTACAATCGCATTGTGTTTATTTTTAGCATGGTAAAAAATAAAAAACCTAAATTAGATTTTGGGCCAACAAAAGAAGAACATGGTTGGTTCTACTATGTGTGGAATTGGAAGACATATGTATTTTATGCCCTATTGATTGCTCTTGCAACTTTAGGGTGGATAGACCAAGGTATTACAGGTGTTCTATCTGCTGTGGTTATATTATATGGACTTAAATGGTTAGGTAAGTTATTATGATAGAAAATCTTATGGTACAAGAACAAGTAGAAAGCAAATGGCAACATATGGTTGGTGTGATATGTCTGAATCTGACTCATAGAAGACAGGTAAAAGAATTACTGCCTAAATTATTTAAGAAATATCCTACTGCTAAGAGTTATCTAAAAGGTAGTTTAAAGACACAACAAGAGATGTTAAAGCCCTTGGGTATGTATGAAGTAAGGTCAAAGAGATTGAGAAAGATGAGTGAAGATTTTTTAACATGGAATGGTAAAGAAGCATCAGACCTCTATGGCATAGGTAAATATGGTAGTGATAGTTATAGAATATTCTATAAGAATGAAATACCGAATGATGTACAAGATAAAGAATTAAAAAAATATATAGGAAGAAAATGATTACAGAATTTTATGGCAACGAGGACTTTTGGAAGAATAGTCCAATAAACAATCCTTACTTGGAGGGAAAATGGTTAGCAAAGAAGAAATCTTAGAAAAGATAAAGAAAGACATGATAAAAAGAGGTTTAAACAAACAAGCAGCGAAGATTAGACCTGCTAGAAAAGTTAGAAGTTTCAAATGAAACATATTTATCAAGGATTTAAGAAAGTCTGGTTAAAAATTCTCAAATCATATTCTAAAGGTAAGAAAAAGAAAGCTAAGAAGTTAGAGGTAAAGATGACTAGAAAAATTTCACAAAGAAAGAAGTAATGAAATGATAACAATAACCCAAGCAGCGAAAGATTATTTATTTAAAGTGGCACAAAAGAATAATAAAGAAATTATATCTTTTGGCGTAGATGGAGGTGGATGTGCTGGATTCAGTTATAAGTGGGATTATCTTGATAGTTACGATAATTCTTTCACTATATTGCCAATACAAGATAATGTTGTTCTTGCTATAGATAAAGTTTGCGAGATGTACATTATGGGTAGTGAAATAGACTATACGACAGAACTATCAGGTAGTTTTTTAAAAATTAATAACCCACTCACAAAATCAAGTTGTGGGTGTGGTGAAAGTTTTAGTGTCTGATAGAGATATATTTCCGTGGTGGGTAAAGATATGTGCTTTTATAGTGTTTGGTTATCTTGCTTATATCATGATAATGGCAACGGTGAATACGATATGTGATGGTTGTGTAGTTACAAGATATAATAAATATATAGACGATAAGATAAAAAGAGAGTATATACCACCCCCAATACAAGAAGAGGAAGAAGATGATTGGGACGAAGATGATGATGAAGATTCATCATTTAATTAGAAAGGAAAACTTACATGGCATATAGCAAAGAACTCATAGACCACTACGAAAATCCAAGAAATGTGGGTTCGTTAGATAAAAATAAAAAAAATGTAGGTACAGGATTAGTAGGTGCCCCTGCTTGTGGTGATGTCATGAAATTACAAATTGAAGTCAATGACGAAGGAGTAATATCAGATGCAAAGTTTAAAACATTCGGTTGTGGAAGTGCAATAGCTAGTTCTAGTTTAATAACAGAACTTGTTAAAGGTCAGCATGTTGACACAGCAAATAAAATTAAGAATACAGAGATTGCGAAGAGTTTGGCTTTACCGCCAGTTAAGATACATTGTTCTGTTTTGGCAGAAGATGCTATCAAAGCTGCGGTCGGCGATTACAAAGCAAAATGCGATTGTAAAGATTAAGCCAGTAGATTGGTGTCAGAGTTGTGGGGAACTTCCACACTGTGGTAAAAGAAGAGGTAAATGTTATCATTGTAATTGTGAAAAATGCCAAGAGATAAACTCAACTCAAAGCGTCCCATCAACGAATATTTAATATATCACGGTTGGGACCAAGATGTTAAAAAGTGGTTTATTGAAATACAAATACCTAAGTCTGGCAAGGGTCAGATTTTAGAGTGGTTTGACTCTGAATCTCTATACAGTACCAAGTTACAGGAGTATCTCTAGTGTATTTCTGGTTATTCGTTACATTTATATGTGTAATGACAGTTCTTATTCTATGGTCTTTCGATGACCTAGACAAAAAATAATTCACATTTTTTTCATTTTTTTTCAAAATAGGGTTGACATGTTCTCAGAACAATGTTAGGATAGCTACATAATCAAGAAAGAAAGAGAGAAAACTATGTCAACAGACTTAAAAATAAACAAAAACGCAAGAAATACAGTAGGTGTAACAAGATTTGCTGGTTTTGATGGTAGTAGAGTTCAAATAACTACTGCTAGAGATTGTAGAAAAGAATTTGATGTATCTGATAAGTTCTTTAATTCAATAAATTTAAATAAAAAAGAAGCATTGGCTTTGATAGAAACTTTGACTGGATTTGTTAATGATTCTGATATAGAAACTTTTGATTCAACTGCTTTAATAGTTCAAGAAGATGAGTGGAGGTCTGATTTCAATAAGGTTAGACCTAATACTGCTAAGATAGTTGGACTTACTATAAAGAGACCTACTTTTAGTGAGTTGTTAGTAGAAAACCAAAGACAAGTATCTGGAAGTGATAGGAACTTTCACGACTCTAGAAGAACTGGAACTCAATGGGGTTCTAAGTTCAGCGACCCTAGAGATTAGGAGAAGCGTAATAATTATTTTTAAAATAGGGTTGACATGTTGTCAAAACAATGTTAGAATGGCTATATAATCAGAAAAGAAAGGCAATATATGAAAAAGAAATTAAATAAAAAGTTTACACCAGACCAATATAAGGTCTATGTAAAAAACAATAACAAGATTTTTGAGTACACAGGCGAAGATAATATCGTGTCTGTTACTGAAAAAGAATATAAACTACCATTTTAAGAAAGGATTATATTATGAGTAGAATGAACGCTGGTTATACAGTAAACGAAATACAAGATATTATTCAGAGTGCGATTGATAGTGCTAATGACGATAAGGGTCATGGCGTTGATAGTGCATTAGATGATTTAATGTCTTTAGTACAAGATTTAGATGAGCACGAGAATGTTCAGATTCCTCTTTATGATAAAGAGGAAGGTATTTACATCTATAAAAAGGTGAAATAATGTTTGATGTGTTTTTAATAAATTTTGGTTATGTCTGTGGTTGTTATAAAACCTTAGAACAGGCTATAGAGATGGGACAGAAAACTGGTTTTGAGTTTGCTGTCTATGAAAATTTTCCTAATAAAATGATATGGAGTAAATAATGAAAGGAATTTATAAAATGAATCAAATGGAAAGAATAGAACACAGAAAAAAGATTGAGAAGTGGGCTAAGAATAATGTACAAGAATTACTAATGGGT